GATTTGTTGGAAGACGAACGCAAAGAAACAGTTGACAAATTCACCGAAGCATTGTATAATAATGGTATAGATCACAACAATGATCCAAAATATTACAAGGCAATTGAGCAGGTACTAGGCAATGAGTAACGATGGGTACACCAAAGCGGTGGTCAAATTCAACAACGGTAACGGTGCGTGTCTCTGTAATAAATGCCGTGTGATTCTTTCTTACGGTTTTGATCACAGGGATGTTGAGCGTTATTGTGATGAGTGCTATAATGAGTTATATGACTTTGTGAGATACATTGCCACTGACTACTTCGAACTGAGCCACGAGAAAGTTCGAGTTCAACGCGATGATTATATACGAATGGCAAAGAAACTACTGGAGAATTAGAAGATGAGTAATTTAATATGTTGTGAAGGTGGTGCGCTGACAGCGGGCTGTCATCACTACCACTGTACTGGACCAAAGTCCGCTGAAGTGACTATTACTCGTGCTGAATACGAAATCTTTGAAAGACTAAAAAAGATTTGGTTTCATAGTAGTGAAAAGTCTGGTAGTTTTTTTATCTGCGGTGAAGGGGGAGAACATGATGAAAACGGCTTGCCTGATATTCTATTGGTATGCCCCCATCACGGAATTAATACTACAGCAATCTATGAGAAAAAGCACGTTGGAAAAAGTGGGCAATGACATATGTAATTGAACAGCAAGGCGATGCCTACTACCTTTACTCTCTTGTAGAGACAAACTTCGGCGGGGTCGCAAAGAATTTTATACGGCTCGCAGCAAGCGAGGCAGAGCTTCAGAAAACAATTGAAAGGCTAAGAAAAAATGAGCGTGTCATATAGTACAAACTGGATGGGTCCAGCAAATATGAAGTGGTATCGTGAGCGCGGGCTGACTCATGAAGTGTCCAAAGTGTTAGAGGAAGATCAAAGATTTGGTGCTCTAAAAGCAGGAGACACTTGGACGTATGAAGAGATCACTACGAATTATGCTTGTGGTCGTATCGACATTCGTGGATTAGATTCTGAAAAGTATTGGAACGGTTGGGATGAGTATAGCCTTGACCCGATGCACGGCGAGGACTGGAACGCATTGAGTGATTGGTTGGATGATCTAAAAACAGAAGAGTGTCTTAGTTACGATGAACTAATAGAAACATTTGAGAAGCATTACGGACGAGAAATAAGGTGGATGAAATGAAGTGGGCAGTAAAAGTTCCTTTTGGGGAAGGAGAGTGGCTCTATGTTACAGAGAGAACTGACGACTATGGGAATCTAAGTCCTGTGCTGTTTGATACGCATCAGGCAGCAGAGGATTTCGCTTCTATTTATAAAGATCATATGATCGTGGAGTATAAACATGAAAATTTTTGATTTAGAACAAAGTATTATATCTTGCTGGCAAGTGCTTGATGATATTGAGATGGTAACAAAACATTTTGTTGACGACCCCAAGTGGGAAGGCATGGATGCTGAACTCTCAGATGCCCTTATGAATAAATTCTTCGGAATTAAAGAAATATATGAGCTAAAGTTCAACAAACTATGGAATGAGTTTGAGGAAGTAACAAAAGACTATCATACATATAAAAAACTCGCTCTCAATGAGAGGGAATCTTTCGATGATTGAGGCAATTGTTATAGTATGGTCATTTGTAAATATATTAGCGGCGGCTTATTTTTTATATGCGTGGTTTAAAGTAAAATGAAAGTATTTATTGGACCTTACCCTGAAGACGACTCTTTACATACCGAACAGGAAGTTTGTGTAAAGATTGATTACTATGATACCTGGAACCTCGACCACACCCTTGCATTAATTGCTCTACCAATGCTGAAGCAGTTAAAAGAGACTAAACACGGCTCTCCTCTAGTTGATGATGAAGATGTTCCTCATATGCCGAACGCAGGCACAGTTAGTAGTGAAAGTATGCAGTATGATTTATTTCAGAGCGAAAAACATGATGAATTAGTTTGGGAGCAGGCTCATGAGCGGTGGAGCTGGGTGCTCGATGAAATACTCTTTGCCTTTGAGAGTAAAGCAGGCTCGAATAAAGAGTGGGACAGTAAATATTGGCATGGCGAAAGTGATCTATATTTTGAAGAGCTAAATGACGGCTCTGGCATGAGCGAAATGAAGGAAGGCCCAGGACATACTCGTGTGTGGGATAAAGAAGGTTATTTTAAAGAAGCAGATAGAATTGCTAACGGTTTTCGATTATTTGGTAAATATTACCAAGGCTTATGGGACTAGAAATGAATGCAGAGCAATTATCAGTACTAATGAAAAATCAAATTGTAGAGATACAGTTTGAGCATTATCGAACAGGAGAAATATTAAAAACAAGAGGAACTCTTAATCCAGCGTACACAGGACGCAATGTTATAGAACATAACCCTGCAAGTGAGATTGTAGCGTTCTGGGATGTCGATGAGAGCAACTGGAAGTCGCTATATGTTAACACAATTAAAGGAGTAGAAGCACAATAATGGACATAGTAGAAACGATAGTATATAGTATAGTAATTATAATACTCGTAGTAGGGTTTGCTCTTGGGATAAAAGAGGGGTTTGATGACGACAACAAAGATTTGTAAATACTGTGGCAGTGCCGCTCTCGTACACCTAATCTCGATGAACAAGAAAATATGTACAGATTGTAAAAAGGAGATGCCGTGGAATTTAGATCCAGGACAAAAACCACTTTTTGAGAAACCCGCCACGTAGCGGGTATTTTTTTATGTGTCGTTGCGCCGATCGCGCATTTGAATGTCAAGAAAATGTGTTACGTGCGGGCATAAAAAAAGGAGCTTACGCTCCTTCAAGTATTGATGCTAAATCGGGGTCGAAGTAATCAGGGCCCTTAAGCACCTTCCCGTCTTCGCGGTAAACTGGCTTACCGTCCTGCCCAAGTTTACTCATATTACTGCGATGAACTTCGTCAAAGCAAGCATCGAGATCAATTCCAAAAGCATGACCAGCTCCGTACACTACATAAAGAATATCTGTAAGTGCATCTGCAATATCTATCAAATCCTCATTTGCAAGTGCAACTTCTAGCTCTTTCACTTCTTCAGTAATTAAGTCTAATCGTAAACAACAAGTGTTCCAGTCTGGAAGAACAGGTTCATCTTTTATCTCTTGACCAAACACTTCCATGAAGTCTCCGACTAGCTCAAAGTTTGTACCATTCATTATTTTTTCCTTTTTTGTTCTCGCTTGACGGCTGCTTTTTTTGCTGTTTTTCTTGATATGGAAGGCTTCTCATAGTATTCACGCTCTCTCACTTCCCATATAATTTCAGCAGACTTCTTCTTAAATACACGAAGTGCGGCTTCAACATTACCATTCCTTACTTTAACCTGCATTTTTTTCCTTTTTCTTCATAAATGGGGGAAGTCCCCAAACTTGTCGTGCTTCTAGTTTAATCATTCGAGCGTTTTTAGCAGTAACATCAGGGTTTGGAACAGTTAACATTACTCTTTTACCCTTTAACCATGCTTCCATCTGATTGAGCAAACGCTTTGTACCTACGCTTGTTCTTGCTCGCTCTGGAGAGCCAATTACACCATTACTAGTTCTTGATTTACGACTTTTCTTCTTTGCCATTATATCTCCGTTTTAAAAAATGACCAACCACGTTTCTTTAAATAGTTTACTTGCTTTGTAATCGAATTCATAGTTCGATCTGGAAACAACTTTAATAACTCGTCCTGCGAGGAAACATAGTAATGCTTCCGTAATAAGTTACGTTCATTCATTGTCCAAGGTCGCTTGCTATACTGTTTCATAGAGTATATTATAGCGGGAGAAGACATAAAAGTCAAGTGTTATTTTTACGAAGCACTTTAAAAAAATTTTTCTTGACATTTATTTTCGTTTCATGTATAATATGTGCTATGATAGAGTTCTAGAGTAGAGCAAGCTACAGGAGAAACGAATGGTCACTACAGCATCAATTGCAATATTTACATTCTGCCTCGTCGGGTGTGGACTTACAAGTTTCTTTCTTGGAAGACGAGACGGCATAGAAGCTACAGTAGATTATCTTATTGAAATAGGAGTATTGGAGTCAGAAGATGAGTAAAGGCAGTAATCAAAGACCCCTCGGAGTAAATAAAGCAGTATTTGATTCTAACTGGGATCATATATTTAATAAAGATAGAGAGCAAGAAATGTGGGAGCATAAGTGCAAACATGATGGACTTATGCTTATTCAAAAAGGACAAGAGTGTAACTGGTGCGGAGCAAAAGAAAATGATTAAAATTTACACAGGAGCAAGCTGCGCTTTCTGCGAAATGGCTAAAAAACTCTGTAAAGAGCGAGGATTGCAGTACGAAACACAGGATATTGGAGACGTTATGCCAACAGACTGGATTCGTAAAATAGGATTTGTACCTCGAAGTGTACCGCAGATTTTTTCAGATGATACATATCTTGGTGGCTTTTCAGAATTTAAGACATTTATAGACACACTGGCCTATCAAGAGCCATAATCTTGGTAACATAACTAACCCGAGTACCGAAAGGACTCAAGCGTACCGTAAGGACGCAATTCATAAAAGGAGAACTTTATGACTAGTAAATTAGCAGTGGCTGACCTACACAAATTTTTGTTGGGTTTTGACCGATTCGTGAACGACAGTGATGTTTTTGCCCCAATGTTAGACGGAGGTTATCCTCGATTTAACATTCTTCGAGTAGGAGAAAAAGGGTTTCGAGTTGAGCTTGCAGTGCCAGGATGGGATAAAAGAGATATTGAAATCTACCTTCATAAGGGTCTTTTGACCGTAGAAGGAAAGCACAAGCAAGCAGAACCTGAAAATGAAACATATATTCACAAAGGTTTGAGTGGAAAGTGTTTCAAAAGAACATTTGGCGTAAGCGAGCACGTCAGGCTAGATCGTGCCTATATGGAACGAGGCCTGCTCTGCATTGATCTACATGAAGAAATCCCTACCGAATTGCAACCGAGAAAGGTTACAATCGAATAGGAGATGAAGTGAAAAAATTTCTAAAGGAAACAGGGCCTTTTGCGCTCTGTGTAGTAGTTTTTGTAGTAATGGCAGCAATGCCAAGCGCAGAAATAGAAGATCTCGGACCATATATTGAACATTCCGTAGAGGATGCAATGTATGGACAGGACCAAGTCCAAAGAGATCTAAATAGAAAGTTGGGCTTATTATAAGTCGTAGCGGGGTTTGAAAGAACCCCGTTTTTAGGAAAAATAAATGAACAGAAAAAGTGTATTTGAACAGTTAAAAATTGATGAAGGCGTAGTGTACGAAGTATATCTTGACCATCTTGGATATCCCACATTTGGAGTAGGCCACTTAATTGTAAAAGGAGATCTCGAGTACGGAGCCGAAGTAGGAACTTCTGTATCAGAAGAACGAGTTGCAGAATGTTTTGATAAAGATCTTGATATTGCAATCGATGAATGCTATCAGCTATATG